CCGTTCATTTTTATATCCGGTATCGCCGGGATGTGCCGGGGCGAGGACTGTTTGGGGATTGCCTTCCTCACAGGTATTGGGCGAGGGGACATCTGCGTCGATTCCGGATGCGGGAGCGGTTCCGGCGATAATGTAGTTGCCGCCGTCATCATCGCTCTCTGTCTGGTATCCGGCATTGGTCATGGCAGTGATATAGTCCTCGGTCGGGATATGGAAGCAGGCAAAGCCGGGGATGAGGTGGTCATATCGGGCAGCCAGCGACTGTGCGGTTTCGGTCATCCATGCAATCTGGTCATCTGCCATGCCGTATATGCGGGAGGTATCGGGATCGGCTGCACCCCAGCAGCAGTTGGAGTCGAGCATGTACAGCACGCGGACGGGGATGCCGTTTTCCTCAATACTGACGGAATAGTTGGAATTGCCGGTTAGATTGGTGGAACGGCGGAAGAGGCAATGCGGTGCTTTTTCGAGCATCCGGCACTGTTCATATACGCCGATGGCAGATTCATTATCGTGGTTGCCGAAAACCGGTGCCCAGGGGATTTTGTGAGATTCCATGAAACGGATAAAGCCTGCCAGAGCGCGCCCGGAGTCATCAAATTCACCGTAAACAATGTCACCTGTAATGAGGATGAGATCCGGTTTCGTTTTCTCAATGACGGCGCGGATCGGCGCATAACAGCATTGCTCGACGTGTTCTGTTTTCCACGCCTCGATTTCATCGGGACGGAGGCGGGTCGGGGTTCTCTGCTGGGCGGCATCGATGACCTGCATATCGGTCAGCTGAAGGATGATGAACGGTTTTCCGGGAATTGCCCGGACATGGCTGTCGATTTTCATGGGAGCTCCTTTTGTGATAAAAAACCGAACCTTTACAGGTTCGGTTTTTTGTATTGTCTGAACTTATGCGTTTTCGCTTGCCTTTGCCTTCAGTTCTTCCTGCTTGACGCGGACGGACTGACGGTAGATGATGTCGATGGCTTCGTCAACGTCAGCGGTATTTCTGACGCAGTATTCGAGGGTCTTGCCGTTCTTCAGATTGATCTTGTAAACATCAACCTTGAGTGTGCAGTCTTTACCGTCGACCATCTTGAAGGTGACTTCCTGTTCATCAAGCTGAGAGGAAACAACTTCTTCCCATGCGAAGTGCAGGTTTTCTTCAACACAGTCATCCTTGAGGATGGAGAACTTTCTGGAGAGGATACGCAGACCGTCGTTGGTGAAGTTCATGAGCAGACCGCAGTAGTATTCGGTTCTGTACTTGAGGTCAGCACCGCGCTTGACGGGAACAGAGGATTCGCGGGTGAAGTCGTAGCCGCCGAGAATGACAGCCTTATGGATAACTTCGTATCTGCGGGGGAACTTGAACTGCTCGGAGGCGTCAGCTTCGATGGTGTTCATCTTGGATGCGACTGCACCGTCGATGTCATCGTCCTTCATACCGCCGGTGAGGCAGGCGATCATGAAAATGACGCCGGCAACTGCGATGAGGACACCGATGATCATTTTCTGGAAACCGAGGAGCATTGCGAGGACAATACCGATGATGATGACCGGAATGCCGAGTAAGAACAGCTTGCTGTTCGCTTTGAAATACTTTTGATTCTTGGTGAAATCCATGAGAATCTCCTTTCTGTGCGGTTATTTTAACCCTGTTGCATTTATTATATCACGGACGACGGAAATCGTCAAGATATAACGGGAATTTCTGTGGGAAAATTTTTCGGGATGGGAAGATAACGCAATGGTTTGCTGTGAACCTTCCCCGGGGGCAATGCTGTCAACACTAAAATTGACAGCAGTACCCCCTCGGGGAAGGTTTTGGCGTACGGAACAACACACCGTCACAGGACAAGGCGATTACTCTTTGCTTTCCTCTTCCTTATTCTTTGTCATTTCCTCCAGTGCCTGCATGAATGTATGCAGATCGCGGAATTCACGGTGGACGGAGGCGAAGCGGATATAGGCGACCTCATCGAGTGCTTTGAGACGCTCCATGACCATGACGCCGATATGACGTGAGGTGAACTCGGTGTGCAGGGAATTTTGCAGTTCGCCTTCAATTTCGGTAACGAGCGCTTCCATCTGTTCTTTGGTGACAGAGCGTTTATCGCAGGCTTTCATGATACCGGAAAGGAGCTTATTGCGGTCGAACAGCTGCTTTGTACCATTCTTCTTGACAACGGTGATCGGGATGGTATCGACGATTTCATATGTGGTGAAGCGTCTCTGGCAAGACAGACATTCGCGTCTGCGGCGAATGCTGGTATATTCTTCAACGGGACGGGAATCTGTGACCTTGGATTCGGTATAACCGCAATTCGGACATTTCATACGATCAGTGTCACCCGCGGACGGGTGTTTTCCTTTCTTGACTGAGGGCGGAAGACCATGTTATTACTATATTATACGACAGAACAGCGAAAATTGCAAGAGGGAACGGTAATATTCTGAAAGTTTTTCGCGGTTAACGCGGTTTGGCGGTGGAATAAAAAATCGAGGTTTTGTTTGCGTTAACGACTGAAATTGTGAACTTTTGATTTCTTCCATGTGTAAAAAATGTGAATTCTACGATTTATGCGAAAGGTATTGACAAACAAAAGTTTGTGTGCTATAATAAGCGCGCAAGAGAAAAGAACAAGCATTCTTTATAGAGGCATGAAAAACGACTGAAAGCAAGAACAAATGATTCAAATAGAAAGAATGAAAAATGATGTTTGGTTTCAATGAAGAAAGCACGGTGGTCTGGGGACAGCTGCTTCGGCTGGCGGAGGAGGGGGACCTCAGGGCAATCAAGCTGTATTACGAAATGCTGGAGAAAAAACAGCGGCAGAAGAAGGCGTCTGCGGCGGACACGGAACTGGAACAGATGGCGGCGATCCGTCGGGCAGTATTCGGTGAAAGGGTGTCAGAGGCAGAGGAAGCAGAGGTGGATGACGGTTGGGATGGGGAGGCGGGTGACTGAGGGTGGGAGGGCGGATGACAATGCGCAGAGGAGGGCGATACAGTGATACCATACCGGTTCGGTGACAAACACAAAGCATACATGCGGCGGGCGCTGCATTCTACCATGAACGTTGCGGAAGGGGCGGTACGTTCCGGGAAAACGGTGGACAATGTATTTGTGTTTGCACATCTTCTGGAGACGACCAGTGATCGGCTGCATCTGGCGACTGGTGCGACGGGCGGGACGGCGAAGGTGACGCTGGGGGACTGCGGCGGGTTCGGTCTGGAAGCAATCTTTCGCGGAAGGAGCCGCTGGCACAGCTACAAGGGGTGTGATGCGATGACGGTGATGACACCGACAGGCGAAAAAACGGTGTTGTTTGCCGGCGGCAAAAATGCGGATGCCTACAAACGGATACGCGGGTTATCCATCGGGATGTGGCTGGCGACTGAGATCAATCTGCATCATCCGTCGTTTATCCGCGAAGCGTTTTCCAGACAGCTGGCGGCATCTGACCGGCGTGTGTTCTGGGATCTCAATCCGGATGCGCCCGGTGCGCCGATCTATCGGGATTATCTTGACCGATATGCATCGATGTCGGCGCAGGGACTGCTGTCACCGCGTTTTTTCAATCATGAGCGGTTTACGATCTTTGACAATGCGGCGATTTCTCCGGAGCAGCTGTCGGATGTGCTTGCTCAGTACGAGCCGGGATCCTTGTGGTATCGGCGCGACATTGAAGGACAGCGATGCGCAGCGGAGGGCATGATCTACACGCGGTATGCCGATGATCCCGGTGCATTTACCGCAGAGAAGGGAGACATTCCGCCGCTGTCATTTGCATCGGTCGGTGTGGACTTCGGCGGGACACGGTCGAAAACGACGCTGGTTTGCTGCGGATTTACGCCCGGATACACGGCGCTGTATGTGCTTGGGGAGGAAGCACTTGGCGGAGATGTCGGGGATGACATTACATCGGATGAGGTCTGTGATGCAGTGGAGCGGTTTCTTGTCCGGATGCACAGCACCTATCCCTGCGTGCCGATTCGTTATCTGTTCTGCGACAGTGAAGCGCAGTATCTGATTCACGGGGTGCGGCGGCGTCTTCATGACAGCAAATATCCGTATGTCCGTGCGGTATCTTTGCAGAATGCGCGGAAGCTGCCGATTGCGGAACGGATTGCATGTGAAGTATCACTGTTTGCGCAGGGGCGTATCCGGTTGGTTGGCGGAGAGACGGATCGGCTGGGCGCAGGATTGTGCGGGGCGATGTGGGATCCCGGCAAGGAGGGCGATGTACGGCTGGACAACTTTACATCGGATATTGACATTCTGGACGCATTTGAATATGCGTTTGAAGGATTTATCCGGAAGTTCCGGTAGACTGCTGTATGATGGATACGGCAGGCAGCGGAGGTGTTCTGCACGGCATTCAAAAATGACATCTTAATTAAAATGGAGGAGGAGCAATTATGATCAATCCGATTCTTGAATTTCTGGAAGAAGAATACGGATATGCGCCGCCGGCGCACATTTACGAGCCGATTCGGCAGGCGCGGGCATGGTGGGCGGGAACCTGGGAGCCGTTTCATACATCGGTGGAGCATCACACGGGACTGTCACCGCGCCGCCGTGAAATGTACAAAATGGGAATGGCGAAGAAAATCTGTGAGGACTGGGCGACGATGCTCTGCAATGACAAAACTGCGGTGACGACAGGCGATGCCGTACTTGACCGTGTACTGTTTGGTGATCGGCACGGGATGGGCGGTATTCTGACGAAGGGCGGGTTTTGGGGACGGCTGCATTCCTTTGTGGAGCTGGTTTTTGCGCTGGGGTCCGGTGCGGCTGTGGTCAGTCTGTCCGGAGCGCGGTATGACGAGGACGGAATGCTGATCGCCGCAGACGGTATGGCTCTGGATTTTCTGCCGGCGGATCAGATATTTCCGCTGTATGTGGAAAACGGTGAGGTGGTTTCCTGTGCGTTTCTCGGTCGGAACGGTACCTGCTGTGACGGCGATGGGGATGCACTGACGCTTCTGTCTGTCCACGAACGGCTGAGCAGCGGCAGATGGCGTATTACCAATCATGCCTTTGACGCGGAATTTCAGCCGACGGCGCTTCCGCATGGGATGACAGCCTGCTTTTACACGGATCGTCCGCTGTTTGCGATTCTGACGCCGAATGTACAGCCGGCGGATGCCGCCGCGGCAGCACATGGTATGGGGGCTTCGGTATTTGCCTGTGCCTACGACAATCTCAAAGGGGTGGATCTGGCGTACAACAACTTCTGCCGTGATCTGTATCTGGGCGGCAAAAAGGTTTTTATGAACCAGTCGCTGATCGGTGAGGATCGCTTTGGCAACCGTGTTGCGCCGGACGATGTTGCTCAGCAGCTGTTTATGACGGTCGGAGATGGGGATCTTGCAGCGGAAACCATGATTGTGGAACACAATCCTGCGCTTCGTGCCGAGGAAAACCGGACGGCATTGCAGGCGCAGCTGGATTATCTGTCGTTCAAGGTTGGGTTTGGTACACGGCACTACCGGTTTTCCGATGACCGTGTTGTGACAGCGACACAGTATGCCGGCGAACGTCAGGAGCTGTTCCGCAATGCGTCCAGACACTATCTGCATATGGAGGAGTTTCTGCGTGTGCTTGTGCATCTGGCGTGGTATGCTGCTGCGGTTTTGCAGGGGATGGATCTGCCTCAGCCGGAGAACATTACCGTAGACTTTGACGACAGTTTCTTTATCGATCCGGCAGCAGAGCGCGAACGCGACCTTTCCGAGGTGAGAGCGGGGATTCTTGCACCATGGGAGTACCGTATGAAGTATTACGGTGATTCCGAGGAATATGCAAGGGCGACTGTCGGGACGCTGAGCAGTACGGATGCCGCTGCATTGTAACTGGATATCATGAAAGGACAACACTATGGAAGAACAAATCACACAGATTGCCGCATCGGACGACACTGCCGATGCGGCAATGGAGGAACACCGTGCGGCGCTGGCGAAAATGCGGTCTGCATATGCGCTGGAACAGCTGTATGCTGCATCGGGTGCGAAAGATCCTGCGCTTCTCAGTCGTTTGATTGATGTGGAACAGGGAGATATTTCCTTTGGCGAGGACGGTGTTCCCGATGTATCTGCGGTCAGGGAGAAAATCGAGACACTGCGCCGCGAAAAATCGTATCTGTTTGCAGATGCGGTGAAAGAGGAGACGGGCGGTGCGGCGGATGGCGGCGGTATGCGCAGCCGCGGTACAACTGCGCCGATGCGTCTGGGTGTCATTGCGCAGCAGGATCCGTCACAAATGGACGATGTGTCCTATTACCGTGCTGTTCTCGGACGCAAACGAAACAGCCGCAGATGATGTGAAGATACCCGGTCAGCCAAGTTCGGGTGTGCGGCGTCATGACCACGGCGCATGGAATGCGCGGAGTTGACGATGTGTGACCTGCCGCACACGAAGGCTGTCTGACGGTATTATAATAACCTTACAGAAAAGAAAGAGAGGAACATTCAAATGGCAAATTCTATTGTTACACTGCGCGACATTGCGCGTACGGCTCTGCCGCATCTGATGAACAACCTGGTATTCCCGCGTCTGGTTCACAGCGATTTTTCCGATGCGCTGGCAGCAAAGCAGGGGGATACGGTGCAGGTCCGCAAGCCGGTCAACTACATCGCACGCGACTTTGATCCTGACGCCGGCACACAGACACAGGAGTTGGAGGAAGGCTCTGTTGAGGTAAAGCTCGACAAGATTGCCTCTGTCGACATTGAGGTTTCCGCGCTCGATGCGGCTCTGAATTTCGACTCGATTGACCGTCTGTTCATCGAGCCGGCGGCGATTGCACTGGCAGAAAAGCTGAATGCAGACGGTCTGGCGCTGTACCGCGATATTGCGGCAACGGTCGGTACTGCTGGCAAGACACCCTCCGAGCTGTCGGATCTGGCGGCGGTTCGCGGTGCGCTCAATGATGCACTGGTTCCGCAGGCACCACGCTATGCGGTCTGGGATACGGCGGCGGATACGGCTTTTGCAACGGTTCCGGCACTGGTCAATGCGGAAAAGAGCGGCTCTACCGATGCACTCCGCGAAGGTGCGCTCGGCCGTGTCTTCGGCATTGACAACTACATGAGCCAGGCGGTTGTCAAGCACGAAACCGGTATCACTGCTGCGGATGGCGTTACTGTCAAGAGCAAGGCGGCAGAGGGTGCGCAGACACTCGATCTTACCGGTACGACACTGACCGGTTATCTCAAGGCCGGTGATCTGATGCAGATCGGCGGCAAGAACTATACAGTCGTCGAGGATACAGCGGCTGCAGCTTCCAATACGATCAGCGGTGTTAAGGTGACCCCCGCACTTCCCGCACTGACTGCCGGCACTGCGGTTACGCTGATCGGTTCCCATACAGCGAACCTGGCATTCCATCCGTCTGCCTTCGCGTTTGTTACCCGTCCGTTGTCCGAACCGGCTGGTGTTGAATCGTATGTCACCTCCTTTGACGGTATCTCCCTGCGTGTCGTTCGCGGCTACGATATGAAGTACAAGCGCGAGATGCTGTCCATGGACGTTCTCTATGCGTACAAGACCATCTATCCCGAACTGGCGGTACGCTGTCTTGGCTGATATGACGGCGGCGGGAAAGAGCGGCTATGGTGATTATGAAACCTATGTCGCCGATCATGAGGATATGATTCCGCCGGGTGAGTTTGCGCGGTATGACAGGATTGCTTCCTGTATGGTGGACTTTCTGGCGGGACGCGCGGTGGATGCCGGCAACGGCGCGGTAAGAGAAGCAGTTCACTGGCAGATCTGGTTTATGCGCCAGCGCGGCTCGCTGGGAGCTTGCTTTGACACGCTTCCGCAGAAGGAAAGTTTCGGCGGGTATTCCATTGAACGCAGTGCTGCAGGAGACGGTGAGAAGATCCGTCTGTTCGGACTGGAGGTCAGTCCGATGATGATTTCGGTTTTGCGTGTGGGAGGAGTGATCTCGCTTTGGATCTGAATCTGGCAAATGAGATCTCAGCACCTGTCACGGTCTGGCATTTTCTGGCGGAGGATGAGGGCGGCGGTGCGGTTTGGCATCCCGTTCTGTATGATGCAGCGGTGGTGCGTGCGGAGAGGGTATCCGAGGTACGGATGACGCGGCATGGAGTGGCGGAATTGCAGGGATTTCTGTTTCCGACGGAGCATCTGATACCGGTGACGCCGTCGGTTGGACACGACTGTATTGCGCCGGGGGATTTCACATTCTGTGAATCCCCTGCCTCCGCACAGCGGTCCGGGGCTGAGGTATACTGTTTTCATGAAGTCATCCGCCCGCCGCGGTTGCGCTGCGGGACGATGGTTGAATGGGTGCAGTTTACAGTAACGGCGATTGTGTAACGATGAACAATAATGTTTAACGTTATACATACAGGAGGATCGGATGACAGGATTTGTAATTGAAACGGTACTGGATGATGCGGCGATTGCAGCACGCTGTCATGATGCGTTTTCGTTTGCGGTCGGTGTGCTCGGTGATGCGATCCGGGATGACTGTATGGTCTATGTTCCGTATGACACGGGTACACTTTGCCGCAGTGTGACACGCGGTGCGGTTCTGGATGCGGAGGGACAGATCGGCTGTGATGTGATCTGGTCGGCACCGTATGCATCTGCGGTATACTACGGGGACAGCCGCGGCGTTCGCTATAAAACAGAGCATCATGCTCATGCGAGAGCACGGTGGTTTGAAGGTGCCTGTGGTACCTGCTGCGATGCCTGGTTGGAAGCTGTACGCGGTGCGGTACGGATGGGATTCGGTTCATAACGGAGGTGAGAGCGGATGACGGGTCAGGAAGCGGAATATACGACACAGACGGCGGATGCTGCGGTGAGCGGTGCACTGTATCGATTTTTTGCTGCATTTACGGGCTTTGATGCGGCACATTCTCTGGGCTACGAGGCAGAAGTGCCGGAGGTGCGCGGAGAGATGGGCGGCTTTGGCTGCGGTGCGGACAGTACGACGGCTGAAATGGCGGCTGTGTTTACGATGGAGCCAACGCTGACGCGGGTGCGTCGGTACATCAACGGCGGCGGTACGCTGCGCGGTGCGTGTACGGTGACGGGGCGTGTACGTGATGACGATGCACAGAAGCGGCGTGAAACTGCGGCATTTTTCGGCGCACTTGCGGCGTATATACAGAAAGCCGGTGCGCGGTATGTGGATGGGGAACGGGTCTATGTGATTCGTCCTGCGGCACATCCGGCGCGTTTGCGGCTGACCGGAGACGGTGCGGTCTGGGAGCTGCGCTGTTCTGTGGAATTTAATGATAATTGAAAAGGAGAAATTGGACATGGGTCTGGTAACAAGAAGTGACATGCGTTCCTATCTTCTGGTGAACGGCGTGTACCGCGAGATCGGGGAAGGATTTACCGATTTTACGGAAAACAAGAATCCGAAGGAATATTCCCGTCAGTACATTCATGAATCAGCGGAGCGTACCGATCTGGTCGGGTTTGCACCGAGTGTGACGTATGCGTTTGATGTATTCGATGCAGATGAGGTGCAGGCGGCGCTGATGGAAATCATGCTTTCCGAGGCGGTCGGCGATGCGGCGGCTGTGACGGTGGTGACGGCATTTCTGCATAAGCCGGCAGAGGACGGCTGTGTCGAAGCCGTTTGCCGTGAATACACGGTTTGTCCTGCCAAGCTGGGTGCGGGTACGGAAGCGTTGATCTGTTCCGGTACGCTCAAAGCGCGCGGAGATGCAAAAAGAGGCACATTTGATGTGGCCTCTAAGCAGTTCCATGAAAAGTAAATCGATACACATATATTTGTGTATCGATAAACATTAAATCGTATGTGAGAAAGGAATAGGAGGGGTTGGGATGAAACCGTTTGTGATTGGCGACAAACGCTTTGCATTTGACGTGACAAATGCGGATGATCTGCGCCGTCTGGAGCGTGCGTTTTCACTTCTGTGTACGCAGAACAACGAAATGACTGCGGCGGATGGGGCGGCAATGTCGGCATCGGAGCAGATGCGCACGATTTTCCGCATGTATCATGATTTCTTTGAGACACTGTTTCCAGGACGTTCTGCGGAGATTGTCGGTGAGGAGCCGAGTGTCGGACGTGCGGGGCGTGCTTTTGATCGCTGGGCGGCGTATCTGCGCAGTTGTGTTGAGGAAGAGGAACGCTGTGACCGCATGATGCGTCAGATTTATCTGGGTGAGATGACGGTCGGGGAGACTGCGTCTGACGGTTCCGGACGGATGATGGAGGTACGCTGATGGGACTGCCGTTCTGGGAGATGCCGGACGGTCTGGTCATTGGCGGCAGACGCTATCCGATTGATTCGGATTTCCGTGTGGGGCTTCGTGTCCGGCAGATGTTCTGGGAGCCGTATTATCAGGTGCGGCAGGGGCAGCTGCTTGAGGGGATCCGTCGGCTGCTGTTTTTGGATGCGGCACCGGCGGTCGGTCTGGAAACGCCGATGTTATGTGCGGTGCTGTGGTATCTTCTGGACGGCAGAATGACACAGGAGCGGATTCTGCGGCGGCTTTGCGGCGAAGGTGTACCGGGAATTGCGGTTCCGGATGCGGCAGATGCGGTGTTTTCCTATCTCTGGGACATGCCTGCACTGTATGCGGCGTTTTTGGAGGCCTATCAGATGGATTTATTGACGGTGAAGCTGCATCTCTGGCAGTTTGATGCACTGTTTGCGGCTCTGCCGGAGGAATGTATGCTGAGCAGGACGATGGCGCTTCGCGCCGCGCCGACCGATTCCGCTGAGGACGGGGAAGCCCGTGCGGCTCTTGCGGCGCAGAAGCTGGCGGTCCGCATTCCGGATGCCGATACCCTGCATCGGCTGTACCTGGACCAGACCGGGGATGTTGTCTGTTGTTCGTTTGCAAAACAGGGAAAAACCGGAGACAGAACCCGGGCGGCAGGACAGGAGGATCGGATATCGGTGACGGAATGCGGCGATGAATACGGCGGATTCCCTCCGATGACTCTTTTGGACATGATGAAAAACAATGAACAGGAGGAATTACGATATGCAGAATGCAGATGGGCAGGTTTTGATCCGTGCGGAGATGGACACGGCGGCTGTGACGCGCGGGATTGCAGAGATGAAAACCGCGCTGAATGACTTGAAAACATATGCCGCTCGACAGTTTACGCTGATCCGTACACAGGCCCAGAAGGAAGGAAATGCGATGACCGGCTGGATTCCCTCATTTGCGTCGCGGTTGATCGGGTCGCTCTCAACGGGGATCAGCGGCGGCGGTACGCGCATCGGAAACGCCCTGCGCTCGGCGATAAATGCGGCGGCAAATGCAGTTTCGTCGGACATGAGCCGGTTTACCGGGATCGGCTCCAATGTGATCTCGGGTATCATCCGCGGCATTCAGGGAACGGCATCTTCCCTCTGGAACACACTGCGTGCGGTGGCAAACAACATGCTGTCCACACTGAAGAATGCACTCGGTATTCAGTCGCCGTCCCGTGTCATGCGTGATGAGGTCGGCAGACAGATCGGTGCCGGTATTGCGGGCGGTATGCTCGACTGTCGGGAACAGATTGCATCGGCGGCACAGACACTTGCCAATGATGCGGCAGCCGGTGTACAGATTCCCGTGTCAGCAGCGGGAACGCTTTTGCGCGGCGCTGTGGTGCCGTTATCTTCTGCGGCAGTCCGGGGAGGACAGACAGGAAGTGAGACTTCATCCGGTGGGCGCAGTCGGTCGGCACCTGCGATTGGCGGAAATACCTTTATTTTCCAGAAGCCGGTACAGACGCCGTATCAACACGCACAGGAAATTCAGAAAACAATGGAGGAGATGCTGTATGGAACATAAACAGGATCTGATTCTGCGTCTTCGGTTAGGTGAGCGCATGATTACCATCGGCGGTGCATCCTCTCCGTACCGCTTGCTGTCATCTGGATTTTCGGGCGGAGAAGCGGCGGAAGCAGTGACGGATTGTATGGAACATGCGCAGCTGGACGGTGCGCTGGTACTGTCGCGTCATCTGTCCGGACGCGATCTGACACTGACATTTGAGATTGCCGATTATGATAACCGAGAGAAGTACCGTGCCGAGCTTTTGTCCTTTTTTGATCCGATGGCAGACGGTACACTGACGGTTATCCGACAAGGTGCGGACGGAAAGACGGTGTCACGCTCGGCGGCGTGTATGCTGTCCGGACGGATGACAATGACGCAGGAAACACTGTCTTCATACATTCGTGTC